ACCCCTCCCCCCCCCATACAAACACCACCCAGGATTACCCTACCCGAACAAACCCTAACAGGGCAACCGCGCACAGGGGAAACCCTATCCGGGTTAACGATAACCGGGATTACCCTGATGCAGCAAGCGCATGGGGTTATGCAAAGCGCGCATAACTAGGGTGATAGGGAAAGCCTATTGATCGGGAGATGTCGATAGGGAAGACGGGGGAGAGGGCGATGCACCATTCTCCCGGTACCTAGACCGTCTCGTCCTCTTGATTGTTTCACGTGGAACATTGAGGATTAAACTGGCCTTCAAGCCATGGATTGAGGCCCACAGTGATAGGCACTCATTGAAGCCGATTGTGGTGTCACCGTCACCGGCTGCAAGTAGGATTTTCCTTTGATCGTCTGACAATTCCCTACGGAATACTCGGACATTTTGGGTGCACGGTCTGGCCATAAGCGCTCGCTCACCTTCTTAATTGTTAAGCGCGCTATTCTAAGTGTTTCCCCTAGTGCTCTATTAGGGTTTGTCCCTAGCAAATAACTGTTGACATGTGTGTAGATACCTATACAATACACCCATGCCCTAGCACATCGCACGGGGTCTATTTGGAGAGTAAAGATGTTCGATCACAAGGATTTTGCAGCCAACCCGGGCAAGTACATGCTGTTTAAGACGGCCAAAGTCAACAGCCGGGTGTTTACCGAAAACGGCACGGATGACCTTGAAGCGGGCCAGTATGTGGCGATCAAGCACATGCGTAACGCTTGGAATGGCCTTCGCCGCCGGGAAGAACCTGTTTACAGCATCACGGCAAACGGCAAGGTTTGGGGCGTGATGTTCGCTAGTTCGCTTTCCAACTTTGTACTGTAAGGGGACAAAGATGACCAGTCAACAAACCCTCGAAAACAGCATCTTTTGGCAAAACTGGGTGCTCAAACAAAGCACCGATCCCAAGCAAAAACAGCGCTGTATTGCGGCAATCGAGAAACTGCAAGCCCAGCTCAAAGCGCTGCAACAGTCAGCCTAACAGCCTACCCTGTAGCATCCGTCCGGGTGCTATTGAGTACGCTGTCGTACTGCATGCCCTCACGGGTCTATTTGGAACCATCATGCACCCACTGGCTATCATCCAATTGCCCAATGACGCCAAGGCCGCCGGCTATAAAGAAATCCGGCCTTTCAAGCACGAACAAGTGTTTTACAGTCCAAGCACCGGATTTACTGGCACAGAGCATGAATTTTTGCGGGCTGGGCATGCTTACGCCTACATACAGGCAGACCAATACACCCGCATAACTGTGCGATAACAGCCTACCCTGTAGCCCATTCTGTGGGCTATGTGGTGCGCTGTTGCACTCATGCCCGCAAGGGTCTATTTGGAGAAAATCATGTCAGACAAAACCTATAACGGCTGGTCGAACTACGCTACTTGGCGCGTCAATCTGGAGATGTTCGACGGCCTCACGCCCAGCGACATTACCGGCCGAAACCTTCCCGCTGCGTCAGAGCTCAAAGATGCTTTGCAAGAGTGGGCAGAGCAATCGATAGAGTCAACCAGTTCGGAAGGTTTAGCAAGAGACTACGCTCTCGCCTTCCTGTCTGACGTTGACTGGTGGGACATTGCCAACCATATGCTGGCAGACGTAGAAGAGACTGAGGAAGCCTGACCAATTTTTGGAGCCCACCATGTCCGAAAACACCAAAGACATACTCGCCGCCATCTTGTTCGGCATTGCCCTTGCAGCCCTTGGCTTAGCCTACTTTGACATTTTGTTTTACTGATTCACCCATGAGAACAATACATCACACTTATGACGCCGGGTCAGGCATCGAGCTCGATTGTGAGCTCTCCTATGATCCCGGAGAACCCGCAAACCCTGACCCTGAGTCAGCGACATGCGGCCCAGCATGGCCACCAGTGGCCTATCTGACCTCAGCCAAAGTGCACGGGCTTGACATCATGCCAGTCCTAGACCCTCAAATAATCGAACAAATCGAGGTGGCCGCATGCTCTATGCTGGATTAGCCCTCTTGCTGCGAATCATCCTAGGCAAACGTTAACCAATGGCCCTTCGGGGCCTTTTTTCATGGCAGTTCTTCCCTGACTAGTACGTCAACCCCTGCAACTGAAGCATAGACTTTGGTGACATGTAGGCTAACGATCTGGCCATCATCCCGGTAAACAATCCCGTTTAGGCCATCCAGCACTGATTTGGCCAAGTTATCGATGTCCGGTTTCTTGATAGGCCGCTCTAAGCCCTTTAAACAGGCCTGCAAGCGCTTCTTAGGGTAGCTCCTAGGGATAGGTAGCCTGATGTACAGATAGACCGCTGTAGGCGTTTCTAGAGGCTCGGTTTGCCCCATTGCTTGCTGTGCGGTTTCCCGGACTATGGTTTCGTAGTCGCTGGTTTTTTTTGGTGTATAGGTTCGGACAAAGCCCGCTTTTGCGCTGTACCTGGGTCTGCCCTTGGGGACTGGGTTTGCGTCTACCGTGAACTGCACCATGAAAGTCACTTGTTTCGCTCCTCGTTCATCAGTCGCCGCAGCTCGGTTGCAGCATCAAGCCCGCGTTTTCGTTCAATGGCCGAAATAATACCGGCCCACCATATCCGGGCTTGTTCCGCCCCATCGGCACGGGCGTTGCGTTTGTATCTCTGAACCCACTCCCTGGCCTCCGTGCGCCTCATGTGCATCAAGATCGCCGGTGAGGAATAAGGCGAAGTCCACGATCCCAGGCGGGTAGTGGACACCCTCTCGTACCCTGTCGAGGATTTTTTGCGCTTGTTCATGGGTCATGGTTTGACATTCATCTCGATGAGTTTGTCCAGGTAGTGACGGGCTTTGCGTAGGTCTTCTACGCCGCCCTTGTCCTTGTAGCGCACAAGGTATTTCAGGCAATTGCCGCGCAAAAATCCGCAGAACTCATCCTCGCTCATCCAAGCCTGCATAGCCTCCCAGGGCTGGATTGACTTGGTGGTGTAGTGTGTGCCGCCGACCTGGGTTTGGTTTGCGCTCATTTCATCCCCCTTAAAGACGCGAGTTTTTCACGGATGTTGTCAGGCATTGGGACTGACAGCCTGCGACTTTCCTCGATTTCACGCAGCGCCCTGTCTGCTCCGACTGGTGTAGGTACGGTTTGAAAGATCACGTCCTTCTTTTCCGACTTCACCCAGTCTGCCTTGAAAGACTGCCAGCCACGGAGCAAGCACTCGGACAAAGCCTGCTCCAACGTCCAGCCGATCTTGCTGGCCTCGCTCCTTAGTCCGTCAATCACCCGCTCCGTGATGATTGCCTTCTTTGCTTTCCTGAGTTTTTTGAAGTCTTCCCAGGTTTGAGACGACACGCCGTCAGGCGGGTTTATATGTGTCTTGTGTATTGTGTCTTGTGTCTTGTGTAGCATTGCCTTCGCATTGCGGTCGGATTGCGTTCGCAATGCGTTCGCATCACTTGGTAAGCTCTTGATTTTATTGTCCTTTTTGCCCCACCTAGCGTTTGCACTGGCTGATGCCTTGGCAGATTTGTCTGCAATCTTGCCTAACTCGGACTCCGCTCTTTTGTTTGTCCAGTGGTCATCGGCAAGCACAAAAAACTCTCGCAATACGTTCGCAATGCATTCGCAATGCGTTCGCATACGGATCTGGCGGGCGATCTCTTCTAAGTCGTTTGGGACTGGGCGCTCGTGTAAGTAGTACCAATCGAGCAGCCTTCGATACGCGAGATCTTCCATTTCCGAAAGATGCTCGGTGTGTGACTTGTAGTCACCAATATTGAACTGGTAGTAATGCATGACAACCTTACGTTCTCGGTCAGTCGTTACTGAGGTGGACGTATGGCAGGGCGGTAACGAATCGCCTTTTCCCCCGCTAAAGGTAGCCAACGTCCAAAATTCTACTCTATCCGGAACCACTTTTGGCGCTTGTCAATCCCCATGCGTGTAGGTTGTCGGTTGACCGCCCCTCTCATTCGGTCACATTTCTCCTGTCATGCTCAGGTTAGGGGTACGTCACTTGGTCACTACTTGGGGCGGGCCAACCGCTCGAATTTCCCTAAGTCACCGTATGCCTACGGTGCCGTTCATGATTGCTGACACCAACACGGCTGGGGACTGTATGTCCAACGATTGAAAGCCTCAATTGGCTAACGATTGCTGGCAATCCCCATGCGTCTTAGCGTCAAGAGCCTACGAACCACTCGGGTTTGATGACCATCAACTGATAGACCCTGCCCTTTGGCATTCTCACCCACTGGTTCACCGCGCCCCTGGTCACTCCCAGGATACGCGCCAACTCGGCCTGCGAACCCGCCAGTTTGATCGCCTCTTCTTTGGTCATCCGTACAGTGTACTCTACATCTACCAGCCACAGGCTAGGGTTAGTCCCTATGAAAAAGTCTTGTGTGGCGTTTAGATAACTGTACAATCAATCCCATGCCGCAGCATCCCGCAGCGGTCTTTAAGGAGAGAAGATGAGTATCGAGAACCTGCTCAAGACTAACGTCAACGAGCATTCAGAAACCAAGAACGGGCTGACCTACTTGTCGTGGGCTTGGGCCTGGGCTGAAGCACTAAAAGCTGACCCGACTGCCACCTTCAAAGTGGAGATGTTCGGAGACAAGTGCTACATGGAAATCAATGGTACGGCAATGGTGTGGGTGACTGTCACCATGTTTGGCAAGCCTATGGTTTGTCAGTTGCCAGTCATGGATAGCGGCAACAAGCCGATCTCCATCGCTGGAACCACAACGATAAACAAGCATGGCAAAGAAGTCGTAACCAAGCTGGATAGCTTCAACGTCAACACCGCCATCATGCGTTGTATGACTAAAGCCATCAGCCTACACGGCCTAGGGCTGTACATCTATGCCGGTGAGGATTTGCCAGAGGGCGCACCATCGCCAACAGAGGCAGAAGATGATGCTTTTGAAGAGAAGCATCTAGAGGCATTGCGTGAGGCCGCGTTCGATGGCATGAGCGCACTGGAGGCTGCATTCAAAGAGATCCCAGTCTCAGCCGCTAAGTCCAGGTTCTGGGCCAAGCACCAAGCCAGCCTCAAAGACGCAGCCAAGCAGGAGAAAGCAGCATGAAAGACATCAACACAGACGATACCTATGAGACATGGCTGTCCAAGTACGGCGGCTATGCCAACGGCATGACCCTGCGCGACTACTTTGCGGCGAAGGCGATGCAGGGGTTTGTCAGTGACCCAGAATGGCGCGTGGACATGATGCCAGATGAAACTGCAAGAGCCGCTTACACACAGGCAGACGCCATGCTGAAAGCGAGGCAATCCAATGGATGAGCAGCGCACAGACGAGTGGTTCCAGCAGCGCCTGGGCAAAGTCACCGCCAGCAACTTGCACAAGGTCATGGTCAAGACCAAGACCGGTTACGGTGCTGATCGCGGTCACTACATGACCCAGCTAGTGCTTGAGCGCATCACAGGCCAGCGAGCAGAGGGTTACACCAGCGCCGCTATTCAGTGGGGCATCGAGCAAGAGCAGTTTGCTAGAGCCGCATACGAGGCCTATAGAGGCGTTCTGGTGGAGGAGGTGGGGTTTATCCCTCACCCGACCATTGCGATGGCTGGAGCGTCTCCTGATGGCCTTGTTGGGGCTGATG